AGCGAATACAGTGCACCCGCTGCGTTGTACGTGCCTCCGACCCGCTTGTATTCCACGTCTGCATCCGGGTGGTACAGGTCGTGCCCATCGATGCTCACGATCCAGTCATCATCGATCCAGTCTGCAATCAGCGGGTCGAAGTATCGGTGGTCGTAGGCCAGTCGGACGCTCAGCTGGTCCTCCCGGACGACCGGCCACATATTCAACTGGCCGAGGCCCTGCTGTACCCATTGCAGCAGGTCATCCACAGGCGCCAGGACAAACGGTGTCCACCTCGGATCGATGGCGACATCTGGTGCTGCGTCCCGGTCGAACAGTGCAGGGTGCGAGGTGTGCGAGGTGATGTCGTCTACATCGATATATGAGTGTGGCAGCGAGCAGCCCCACTTCTTGGGCAGGGTGTCGAATCCGGTGGCGTCTCCGGCCCCGCTGCTGCTCGCCAGCCGGCCGAAGATGTTCCACGGCTTGCCGGTGATGGCTGGGTAGTGGGTCACCACGGTGGTCGCCGGATAGGTGGCCCCGGTGGAGTTACCGAACCAATCCGGCGAGCCCGATGCGGTCAGGGTGCCGGCGCCTGTGGCGGCGCTCTTGGCCGAGTACACGAACCACCAGGAAGCCCGGCCGGCTGCCGTATCGCCGGCCACATGAGCCACGCCCAGCGCACCGGTCCGGGCATCCTTGGCGAACTTGTTCAGACTGTTTACTCGCAGATCGTTCCCGGCTGCGCTGACGAAATCGTGGCTCAGCGTGGTAGTCCAGCCGGCATCTTCGAAGTACTGCGATGCCGAGTCTGCCGCCAGGTCCGAGTACCGGGTGCGCATCACGTCCAGCATCGATCGGCACCGAACCCACCAGGTATCCCCGTCGTGCGTGATGTTGTCGATCATGCCCCGCGCTACCACCTCCACGCCCAGCTCCGAGAAGGTGCCATCAAAGGTCATGCGGACCTGTACGTGCATCCCGCGGAACGGCTCGAATGGTAGGGCAGCGCGGCCCGGCTTGGAGCTGGTGAGCGCGAAGCTGAAGCCCCCGGTGGTCACGGTCCAGTCGCGGATCCGCACGGACTGGCCATTCGTGCGCAGGTCGGCCACCAGGTGGTCCGCGCTGATCATGCCGGCCGGCACCCCGGAGACATATGGCTGGCTGGAGAACGTGGCGCCCGGTGAGTATGCCTCGGGCTCAGCCCAGGCGAACAGCCCCACATCCACCAGGACGATGGGCTCCAACTGCGCACTCGATAGCGCCGCCTTCCATGCGGTAGACCATGCCATCAGCCGAGTCGCCAGTCAGGCACGAACAGATCGGCCTCGTGGATCTCGGTCGCTGGAGCCACGGCGACGAACTTGGAGTCAGCCGAGGGAGATGGCAGCGTGCCGCCGACCACCAGGGCATCGTCCAGTCCCAGGCCGTCATCATGGCCGGGCTGTGCGTCTGCCATGCCATCGGCCTGAGCCGCCAGGCTGGCCGCCCAGGACGGATAGAGCACGGCGCTGCATTCCCAGGTGTACGAGATCCGGTGGTCGTGGGTCAGCATCGGGCTGTTCACGTCCGCCTCTGGCACGAACAGCACCGGGTAGAAGTCACGGTGTCGGAAGACCGCCGGGTATGGCTGGTCGTATCTGAGCGGGTCCGTCAGCGTGATGTTCGTGGTGCTCACCAGCTTGGAGAATGCTGCCAGCTTGTGCTCCTCGCGGTTGTTCTTCGGCGCCGGGCCGCTGATGTGCACGATGTCGTCCACCGCCAGGGTGGCCGCTGGTTCCCACCGGTCGAAGATGTTCGTCTGGCCGATGATCAGCGTGCGCCCGCGCTCCCACTCGAACAGGCCCGGCACGCAGGCGAATGCCTTGGCCGAGTCCAGTGCGAAGCCGAAGTGGAACCCGCGCTCAGCATGGCTGCTGAAGCTGTACAGATCCCGCGCCAGGGCGTCATCGGTGAACCGCTCCAGCGTCAGCCGCACAGCGATCCCGGACTGCCACGAGGTGCGGGATGTCCGGCCGCTCAGGCTGACCGTATCGGATACGGATCGGATCGGGCTGATCTGGATATCCGACATCGGCTGGCCAAAGTCCACCTTCTCCAGGCGGCCCACAGATCCCGCGCTCAGCGCCGTGTCCGGGTAATAGTAGAGCGTCGGGTTGCCCATCAGCCACCTCCGAAGATCGGCAGGGTCGTGCGGCCCATGGCGCCGAAGTGGCGCTGCAACATCCGGCCGAGCTGATCGATAGTGTTCGGGTCGATTACGTTCGTCGAAATATTTACAGTGACCCCGCTACCACCGCCGCCCATCCGACCGCGGGCAGACTGGGGCATGGTGCCGCTCGTGGGCTGGACAAATTCACCAGCATGGAGCATCACGGCGCCGGTCCTGTTGACGAAACCTCCGGTCTGCTTCGAGTCGATCAGGCCGAATGATAGCGTCTCCAGGGCCTGGCTCATGCCGTCCGGCATCTCCATCGTAAACAGATCCCGGAAGAACTTCTTGACCGCGTCCCACACGTCAGCGAATGCGCGCCCGAATGCTAGCGTCAGCGTCACCGGCAGGTCGATCATGATGGCCTTGGCCAGGGCCGGTGTCGCCTTGGCCAGTGCAACGATCAGCTTGGGGATACCCTCGCCCAGGAGCTTCGGTATCACCTTGCTGATCACGTCTGGCAGCTGCTCCAGCAGGGCTACCATACCGTCCACGAAGCCCTCGACGTTCTGGGTGACCAGTGCCTCCAGGCCACCCTCTTCGGCGGCCGCGGCCTGACCCAGGCCAGCCACTGCACCGATGGCCGCACCCTTCGGCCCCATGGTGCTGATGAGCCCGGTGATGTCCGTTGCAGCGCCCACGCCCGCCTGGACGACGCCCGATACCTTTTCTTCCATGGCCAGTTTAGCGTCCGCGATCCATTGCTCCACGCTCTCGCCGACCTCATCCATCGCCGGGCCCACACCCTCCAGGCTGGAGACCATGTCATCCAGGCTGGAGACCATGTCGTCGGTGATCTTGCCGACCTCCACCGCTTCCAGGGCGGCCTGTGCCTGGGTGGCCTGGGCAATCAACTCAGTGAATCCAGCCTTTCGACTTCGGCGGGCCTTGTCTCGTGCGGCCTCCAGCTCCGTCAGCAGTCGGCCCGCGGCCTCGATCTGCGTGATGGGGAATGCGCGCTTTGTCAGGGCTGCCACCTGCCCAGCCAGGCGGTCCAGCGTGGACGGACCACCGCCGCCCTTGCCGCTGGATGTCCGTCCGGGCTTGACATCCACGGCGGCGACGGATGGCCCAAAGTCCATTCCCAGCGCCACCCGCATCTGCGCTTCTTCTTCCCCGGCACCAGTAAACCGCATGAGCTGGCGGACATCGTCGTCGAACTTCGCAGTAACCGCGATCTCGGCCTCGATCTGTAGCGCCTCTTCCATCTCTTGGGCGCGGATCTTGATGTCCTCGAACAGATCAACAACGGCGTGGACTTCCTTCGCACGGACTGACAGCATCGCCATCTGATGGCGATTGTCCAGGATCGCCTGCGATGCCTCCAGCATGGCGATCTTGGATTCCCTCAAAGACTGATTGTACTTCCTCAAGTCGGCGTCAGCCTGGAGCGCGCCCTTGCCGGAGAACATCCCGCCCGATGCTACGTCAAGCTCCCCCAGTGTTACGGCGACCTGCCCAGCCGCGACAGACACAGCGTTCCACATCTGGCCGACACCCCGCACGGCATTCTCAAGGATGAGCGACAGCTGGATAATCGCGATCACCGACTGAGCGGCGGCATCGATGATGATCACCACACCCGTGAAACTGTCGATCAGCCCACCCGAAACCATGGCCGCCCACTGCGCCGTGCTCTGCTTGGCCGAGTCGAGCCGCTCCAGGATCACATCCAGCGTAGCCTTGGCAGTCAGGAACAGCCCAGCGTCGGCGACCTCCTTGCGGAACTTGAACCAGGCATCGCTCAGGTTGGACATCATGCCGGAGAATGTGGCGGCCAGCTTCTCAGTACCACCGGCGAAGATGCCATCCGTGGCTGACAAGGTCTCGATCAGCGCCGCCTTGAAGTCTTCGGTCGACATCTTGAGCGCGTTCTGCCCAGTCCGCAGTTCCACCTGCGCACGGAGCGCCCGGCCCGCGATGGTCTCCACAGCCCCGGCGCCGAACTGCATGGCACGACCGACCTCCACGGCAGCAGTGGACAAGTCCACACCCATCGCACCCGCGAAGTCCATAATCAGCGGCAGCGCAGATTCGGCCTCGACGCCGAGAGCACGCAGGTTGATCTCAGCCTCCACCAGCGAACCCAGTTCGAAGGGCGTCGTCGTGCCGATCTCGAACAGTTCCGCCAGCCGGGTCTTCGCTGCGCTGGACGTGCCCATGAGCACACCCAGGCGGGTCTCAAATCCCTCCATCTGGGAACCGACCTGGATGGATGACGCGCCCAGCGCAGCGAAGGCCGCACCGGTCGCCAGGGCTGCCGCGCCCGCCATCTTGAATGCCTTGGTCGCGGGCCCGCCCATCCGGTCAGCCAGGCCGCCCGCCTTCTTATCTGTTTTCTTGGCGGACTCGCCCACATCATCCAGCCCACCGGCAGCCTCGGCGGCCTCCTCATCCAACCCGGCCAGGGCCTTCTCCAGGTCCTCGACATTCGCCTCCAGACCGGAGGCCGCCTTGGCTGACTTCTCCGCTGCAATGGCCATCTTCAGCAGGGGCTTGCTGGCCTCATCCTTCAGCCGCAGTATCTTCTCGATGGTGTTGCTGGCCACGGCCTACCCCCTCACCCGGACTTGATACAGACGGTCGGGAATATCGGCGTTCCCTTCTGCGCCATACGCTCCAGCAGCTGGGCCGAGGTGGCATCCGCTTGCTGGTAGCACATCATGGCGAGTCCGAGTTGCCACGGGTCAAGCTCCAGCACTTCGTGCGGCCACTTCCCCAGCTTGCTCGCCAGCATCCAGATCCCCAGCAGCATGTCCGGCTGGCTCTCGAAAGCTACGCAGTCGCTCCGCAGCCCTCCCGTCGTCGGTGCTCAGCGCCATAATGGCGGTGAAGCACTCAGTGACCACCCCCGCGGGCAGACTGTTCACGCATAGGATCCCGGCGTCTGCATCCTCACGGCGCGGGTCTATCACCACCTGGAGCGGCTCCCACTCCTGGCCATCCTCGGACACAGCCGTGAGCCCGGCCGCTACGGTCGCATCCTGCAGGCCCGCCAGCTGCTCGGCTTGCTTCGGTGTTACCCGGCTCACCAGCTCTTCGGGTGTGGGCTGGTCGTCCTGGCCTTCGGCCTGTGCCGCGCTGCTCATCGCTAGGGCCGCGAAGCCCACAGAAGCGAGCGCGGCGCTGTTCACCTTGCCCACTTTCCAGTGCATCCCGGCGGCCTCCACGGTATCGGTTGCGGCGGATTGTATGGCGTGAAGAATGGTTGTCATGTCGTGCCCTCCCCAGAGCGTTGACGGTTAGTTTCCAGTGCTGGAGCTGTTGTCGTTTTCGACCACGATGCTGAGTCCCTCATCAGTGCCATCGGACTCACACACAAACGTGAGCGACTGGCTCACGATGTTGGCGTCCGAGATCGGGTCATCCACCGCTGACAGGTAGGCGTTCTGGCATGTGAACGCGAAGCTCTGGGTGCCGTTCGAAAATGTGATTGTGGCGTCCGAACTGGTGTCCGCCAGAAGCGCCTGATACAGGGCGTCCTCCACCTCAACGGTGCAGCTCAGCTCCACGCTCTGGAAGTCGCTGCGCTTCGGCTCCTTCGTGAGGGCTGAGCCCAGCAGCTGCCGCCGTGCGAGGCTGTTGTTGACCGTCAGGCTGAAGTCCACCAGGTCATAGGCCACGCTATTGAACGTGAACTGTCCAGCGTGACTGTGCAGGATCGGTCGCTGGTTCGGGCCGTATGACGGCGTCGCCGCTCCGCTTCTGGTGAGCGCGGTCTTGGCGATCACGTCCGCGTCAAAGGTCATCACGCCACCGGATGACACAGCCAGGGTGGCGCTGTTCAGCTTGCAGCCGGTCAGCACTTCGCTGGTCCCTGTGCCCCGGTTGAACTCCATGGTCATCCCAGCCGGCAGGGCCTGGGCAAGCGAATAGGTGTGGGTGTATGGACCGCCACCGCCCGGAGCAGCAGACGCTCCCATCGTGTGCTGGATCAACATCCCGATATTGTCATACGAGGCTTCGACGGAAAACGCCCCGCCGGCCGATGATGCCTGGGTGTAGTGGTTTCGGCGCATCGCGGATCCGGCGCTGCTGAGCAGATGCGGGCGCGGGACTTTCTCCTCGGTGCGGGCAAGCCCGGCTGAGATCAGTGGGCGCCAGTTAGACCGGGCCACTTCGGTGCCCCAAGTGGATTCGGCTCCGAACCCCAGGGCCGCGGTACGACCGTGATAGATGCTTGCCATGATGACTCTCCGTTAGGTAGGTGCGTGTATCTTGCGAACCTTGATGGTCGCGTGAAAAGTGAGCTTGCGGGCCAGGGTCGTGCCAACCGTCAGCTTGGCGACGTAGTTGGTATCATCCGCGCCGTCTTTGATCGTCGTGCGAATCCAGCCCGGATGCAGTGAGCGCATCTTATCGGTTTCAATCATGCCGGCCTGGGCGACATCGGAGGTGTTCAGCACCTCATAGGTCGCGCTCTCCACCTCTTCCAACAGGAGCGATTCCTGGTTGGCCACGCGGCGCTTCATCAGCGCCGGCATCACGTTCCACCAGATGTGGGTGATGTCGTCCGGGTGTTTGCTGATGATGGTGCGTGAGTTGTCCGCGCCGGGTGCCTCCCGTCGGCAGATGACGATGCCCTCAGAGCCGGTGCCTGGGCTGCCGATCTCGATGATGCCGTCCGCGGCAAGGCCCGCCGGCGTGAACACCGATACAGCGGACGCCGCCGCTGCGTTGTCCCAGTACAGCCATGCCTGAACGTTCCGGGAGACATTCGGGGCCGCCCAGTTATTGACGATCACGTTGCCGGTTTGGTTGGCGTGGCTCCAGTTCAGGATCTTGTAGGTGAGCGGCGCCCCGGCACCGTCAGCCATGCGGATATCATTGCCCGCCGCGACCTGTACATTGTCCCAGAAGTTGGGCCCGGCCAGCGCCAGGTCGATGTCCAGATCGACGGTCCCCGATCCCCCGTGCAGGTCCACCGTGACGGGTGCCCGGCGGTTCCAGTCTTTGTTAAACCAGGTCATGCGCCGATCTCCTCGGTGTAGTCCACTCGAACGCGGAGCACGCAGACTCCGAGGCCCGGCCGGTCCATGCCCTGCCCATCCACGGCGGTGATGTTGATCGACTCATTGCGCACCTGAGCGATGCCGCCCAGCGTCAGGTCGGACTCCAGAGCACGCCGGATGTCGGCTGCCAGGTCGAGCGCATCCAGCACCGCTTCTCCGGGTGTGGCTGAATCCGTGGGTGCCCACCCTTCCACCTGCGCCAGGAGCTGCCGATCGTAGCGCGTGAGCACAGTCACGCCGCCGTCCTGGCGGCTGTCGCTGTTGACGAACCAGCAGTAACAGCCCGGCACCCGATGCGGTTGGAATGCCTGGCCATGCACCACGCGATCCGATGCGGTCAGGTCGAACACGTACGACCCGGCGCCGTTCACGCGGGTGGCGATCTGGCTCTTGATGGCCGCCATGATGGATCGCTCGGTGCTCATGCCAGCGCCCGCAGTCGCTTCGCCAGCGCCATCGAGAACACGTGATCCGCCTTCGTCTCCAGCTCCTCGATAGCCGGTTGCAGGAATGGCCGCTTCGGCATCCCACCGATCCCCAGCTCATGCAGGCGGGCGTACCATGCGGTACCCTGGCCAGCGATGCCGCCGCTGCTCAGGATGATATTGACGCCACCCCGGATCGGCTTGGCCTCACCCGCGAGGCTGCTGGTCAGCATTCCCGTCTTTCCTACACCCAGACCGATCGGGCGGCCGGGCTCGACGCTGGCGAACTGAACGGCCCGGCGTTGTCCGTGCGAGGCCAGCCCGGCGCCATCGCGTCGGCAATGGGTACAGC